TACCTCAATTGAAGGCACAAGCGATCGCTACCAACTCAATTGGGTTGCTGGTGCACGCGGTAAGCCCGGAGTCAATGGCGACATCCTGAGCGCAACTGAGGCGACCCGCATGATCGCGGATCCAGACTTCGAGGTGCTTGGGACAAACGCAGTCAGCGCAGACACCGCGTGCAACGCAGAGGGCGGCATCACGCTTACCACTGCCGGTGCTGTGGACGATCAGATGATTCTTTGCCCGCACCTCAATGCCAGCCAAAGCGGTTGGTCCCAGACCACATGGGGGACCGATCAGTCTACCAGTTGGGAATGCCGGATCAAGACGCCTGCAGCTATCACCAACATGACGATCTGGGCCGGACTGAAACTCACGATGACCGAAGTTACCGCGACCGATGCCAACCAGGTGTTCTTTCGCTATGCTCCGGCCACCAATAGTGGCAAGTGGGAAGCAATCAATTCGATTGCCAACGTTGATGTTGAAACCGACTCCGGGGTCACTGTTGCAGTCAGCACTGACTACCACCTGGCCATCAATATCAGCAGCACCCGTATCGCAACTCTCTACATCAATAACGTCCTGGTTGGAACCAGCACGGCGTTGACGACAGCCACAGACCTCATTCCCTACATCGGTGTCATGGAAACCACCACGACTGTCGGCAAGGCGATTGGCGTTCGTGGCCAGTCCATCTCAAGAGCATTCGCATAACCCCACCGCCCCTCCCTTCGGGGCTTCTCGGCGGGCTTTGGAGACGTTGCCTCCAAGGCTCGCCCATGAAGAATCGAAGTAACGGAACAAAGAACGGACAGTTCGTAAATGTCAAAATTCACTTACGCAGAACGTCAGATGATGGTGAACTTGCTTGGCACTCCGCAAGGCCAGAAGTTCATCGACCTGCTTCAGGGTAGGCTTGACGACCACAAGAACGAGATTGGTGAACTTGTTGGCGACGTTGAGGTTCGTTGGATGCAAGGAAAGATTCAGGAGTTAGACGAGGTTTTGGGCACAGTCAATTCCGCCAGGGAAACCCTGACACGGGATTTGACGAAAAGGCCCACAGGCCCCGTGTAAATAGAAACTCATGGCTGGGATATTCATTGAATCCTATTGGACCTTTGAACCCCAGCACAGAGACAGAAGGTGAATACCCGCAACACGGGCTCACACGAAAGGGACGAAGATGCCGATTCCAAAACAGGTAATCGAACAGGAAAAGCAGATCGACACGATGATCGCAGCCGAAGCAGAAAAGATAGCGCAATCCAGCCAGCCAGGGACATTGCCAGACGCTCCAGAGGTGCCGCCAGTTGTGGTCCCAGTGGAAGACGTTGTGCCGGTCGTACCCCCTGCTGTCACTGAACCAGTCGCGCTACCGCCAGAAGCAGGGACTACCGCAGAACCAGCGGCCCCCGCAGCGCAACCCGTAGTTCCCGCAGAACCCGAACCAGCCAAAACGCCTGAGCAAATAGCCGCGGCGTACAAGACACTTCAAGGCAAGTACAACGCTGAAGTGCCCAGGCAGGCTCAAGAGCTTTCGCTGTTGAAAGGCAGCAACAAGCTCCTGGAACAACAACTTGCGCTGCTTCAACAGCAACTCGCGTCGGGGACTCTCCCCAACAACGGTGTTCCTTCTCCGCAAGCTCCCCCAGCTCCGCCAGCAGCTCCGGTGCCCCAAAGCCCCGCCGCCGCAGTGAAGCTGAGTGATTACTACTCAGAAGAGCAGATCGAGGAATTCGGAGAAGACTATCTCAACATGCAACTGCAGGCGTCTCAGAGGCTGTTCAGTCAACAGTCCAAGCCGCTTCAAGACGGACTGGTGCAACAGCGCCAGGACTCCACGCATGGGATGGTTCAGGCACTTGTGCCAAACTTCGACTCCATTGACCGCGACCCAGCGTTCCGCGCTTGGCTGAACCAGCAGATTCCCCTTGCGGGCATCACGCGGACTCAGGCATTGGGCGAGCAATTCAGGTCCGGCAACGCCGCCGCTGTAGCAGAATTCTACAGACAGTTCTCGGCACAGTCTGCAGCACCAGCTCCTGTCCCTGTTCAACAGGCACCCACACCAGTACCGGGAGCGGTTATCCCGGCAGTGAGCGCACAGGTTACCCCAAGGACGACAGCTCCGCCTCCACCGACACAACAACCCCGGAAGAAGTTCTATTTCGTGAGTGAGTTTCAGCGCATTACGACTGACCTCACGACCGGCAAGTACACTCCCGAGGATCGCAAGAAATTACAGCACGAAATGGATCGTGCAATTGCAGAAGGGCGCATCGTTCCAGACGGAGCTGCTATACCAGCTTGATGTTTGGAACACGAATGTCCGTTCTGCGACTGCCGATAAAGCCATAAGGAGATACGAAAAATGGCTGGCTTCCCAGTTGCACAAGGTGAACAGTCCTATCACGGGACATACATACCGGAGATCTGGTCCTCTAAACTTCAAGTGAAGTTCTACGCAGGGACGGCTCTCACGGACATTTCAAGCACGGATTACGAGGGCGAAATCAAGGACAAGGGCGATACGGTCAAAATCCGTACCCAGCCTGACATCCAACCGCAGGATTACGAGAAGGGCCAGGCGCTGGTTACCCAGCAACCCAACCCGAGCGTGATCGACTTGACCATCGACAAGGGCAAGTACTTCCAGTTCCCGATCCATCCCGTTGACACCAAGCAGAGCGATATTGCTTACGTCAACAAGTGGGCTGAAGACGGTTCTGAGCAAGTCAAGATCGCCGTCGAAACTGGCGTCTATGCCGACATCTATTCTGATGCCGCCGCCGCTAATATGGGGGCTACTGCCGGAGCAAAGACCTCAAGTTACAACATGGGCGTGACTGCAACTCCAGTCGTTCTCACCAAAGACAATGTTCTCGATTACATCGTGGACATTGGCAGCGTACTGTGCGAACAGGACGTGCCAGAAACCATGCGGTGGCTCGTCATCCCCGTGTGGATGGCAGGTCTTATCAAAAAATCCGATCTGAAGGACGCTTCGTTGACCGGTGACAGCACCAGTCCGTTGCGTACTGGATTGATCGGAATGATCGACACGTTCAAGATCTATCGCAGCAACCTGCTCAGCAGCGTTGTGGATACCGGGAATACGTGTTACCGCGTTCTGGCCGGACATCCCACGGCCCTGACGTTCGCCACGCAGATCGTTCGCACTGAAGTCATCGACAACCCATTTGACTTCGGTAAGTTGCACCGGTTCCTGCAGGTTTATGGCTACAGAGTCATCAAGCCTGAGTCCCTGGTGCATTTCTATTGCCGCAAGGGATAATCCCAGAGGCGTAGGACTGACAGTCCGGCTGGTCCCTCAATAATGGGGGATCAGCCAAACAGATAGCCAAGACACAAGGAGATTCCAAATGGCTACTACGAACTTGAGAGCAACCGGGACCAAGTACCCGGCGCTGCCAAAGGGCGGCACAATCTTGCTTGAAAAGCAGATTGATTTTTCTGACAACAACGGCGGAGCGAATGACGTCTTCCAACTGTTCGACATCACGGCTGGCACGCTGATCATTGGCGTGTCGATCGAGGTGGAGACCGGCGAGGGCGCTACAAGTACCATCGAGGTTGGCCTTTCTGCTGGCGGGACCACGGACTCCACGTTCATGACTGGTGCGAGTATCGAGACAGCAGTCTGGCTCGTTGGTGATGGTGCGGACGGCGATGCCCCCGCTACTATCGTTACCAGCATGGTTCTGGTAGATACGATCTTCGTTCTGGAGACCAACACTGCCGCAACCGACACTGCCGTGATTAACGTCAAGGTCCTTGTCGCTGATATGACCGGCGAACTCGGCCTTGATCCAATTGCGTAAGCCTGGCATTGGCTACGTGTAACAGGAGGACCGCGCTGTGCAGAGATTTCTACGAAAGAAGGACAACCCGATTGTTCATATCTGGAGTGATTCTTTGGCAGCGCGGTCCGACATTTTTGAGTGTACCGGGAACGGGAACTTTATCGGCGGCGAACCTCCCGACGCTCCAGACCAGAAACAATTCCCGACTGACTCGCCGTCCACCAAGGTCTCATACTGGGGGCTTGACAAGCGAGGCTTGTACAAGTACGTGCTGGAAACCCTCGGGGTTGAACTTGCCTTTCACAAAGATTCTATCAACACCATGAGGCACCAGGTTGCCATGCTGCTGAAACGCAAGCTATTCCTGGAGCAACGCGGCGTTACCAACGATCTGGACATAACAAGCCAAATGCGCCTGGCCCTGTGTCAATATAGGCGGCAGACCAAGAGGCAGACATAACCGATGGCGACCATAACAGCAACTGATGTGATAACCCGCTCTCGCTACCACCTGAGCGATTCGGTGGCCACGTACCGTTGGGCTAACAGCCTGCTATGCGATTACTGGCTGAACGATGCGATGCGAGACATCTGGAAGAGACGCCCGGACTCTCGGTTTGCTGCTGATGGAACCGTGAACACTTTTGCTGAAGTTACCTGCACTGGCGAAACCCTTCCCGCGGGCAACCTGATTCTCTCAGATTACTGGCTGGAGGCTATCTCCCACTACGTCACTGCCCAAGCGTTCTTCCAAGACGGCTCTGACGAAAACAACGTGACCCGCGCCAAGGAACACTTTGCGCTTTACAAACAGGAGTTGGTCGCATGAGTACGAC